GGTACTTTCTCAGCCAAAACCAAATGTTCTCTCTTTGATGGAATATAAGAAAATATCTTTCCTTTATTCCAGCCTCTTATTTGAGATTCTCTCTTGATATTTCTTTCAGTTCCCAAACAAGGCAAAATAAAGCATTTAAAAATCGTATCAGTAAATTCATTTTGTCCAGTCTTATTAAAAAAATAATTTTTTCCTCTTTCCAATTCATACAAACAACACTCTGATATTTGCTCCCTATCCCGAATTCCATATCTAGCGGACAAATAAATCATAAAATTATAGTATAATACCAATCCATGGTAAGATATTATTTTATGACCATTATACATAACATATGGTACACATTTATCATTCAATTCATAAATGATCAATAAAATATTATTATCTTTTCCCTCTGGTGTTACAATATATCTTGTAGGGATATGTTTTAAGAATTGATGATATCTCTTTATTCTAATTTTTCCACCAGTAGCTCTTTTTAATTCTTGAAAAATTGAATAGGGCTGCTGCATTCCAATCTCAATGTATTTTACATCCGGTGCAAAAAAATCAGTTAAACCAGATGATTCCATATATGCATAATAAGCACTATCACCAAATAAAATATAGTCATCTCTCTTTGCTAAGAAATTATCGATGATGTTATCCATTGCAGACTTTTGATATCTTCCTTGGTATTTATCGCAAAATGTTTTTGGTTTGTCAACAGGAAAATATTTCTCCAATTTTTTCAATCTCTCAAAATCTTTATCCCAACGCCAAATAGCCTGTTTGGGATTAGTCAATGCAACCAGTAAATCAATTTTCAAATATTTTGGAGCAACATAATACAAACCATCAAAAACTTTGTATGGAATTAAATCATAAATTTTATCTGGAATAAATACTATATCTGCTGCTTCCTGGAAAAAATTAAATACTTTATAAACACCTGGATTAACTCCTTCGCGAACACTTACATATTTAAATCCAGCTTGAAATAATTCATTTCCCAATTCCACTGCGTGTTTTCTTGGAATTGGAGAATATGCATCATAATCCATTAATTTCTTATTAACGTAGATCTTGTCATCCTCCGGCATAAATTTATCGATTGAAGTACCTCCATAAATTTTAAGTTTATTTTTCTTCAAAAAATTTTCAATAATATTTGATTGTTTTTTATAATCTTCTATTGACAAATAGGGAACATCTTCATTTTCACTCTCTACTTTTTCTAAAATTTCATCCAATCCTTCATAAAATTTTTCTGAATAAATTTCAAACTCCACCATTAGTTTTATATCTTTATAAGATATATTTTTTAAACCGAATCATTTTCTTCTTCAACCACTTCACTACTAACATCAGGTCTATAAAAAAATGTTAAATCTTTATTCCACTCCTTTATTTTGAATTCCAACGCTGGACTTGTACGCGGTCCAATAATATTATTTTGTAAAATATTGAAATTATGTCCACCTTTATAATTATTTTTCGCCTTAATTAAATATCCAATGTGTGAAATTTTCTCATCATAATCTTTGATTGGTACCTTAAATGATTCCAATAATAAAAATAATAATAAGCCATGATAATTAGTATGATTGTAATATCCCAATCTCGTAAAATTCATTGGATATTCCAATTGTGAAACTGTCAACACATGCTCATTATTGTGAAGTAAATAATATGATTTGTTTTGAAAATAATAGATTGGATTCTCCTCTCTCACCTTCATATCTGGATAAGCTTCATAAATTTTTTTAAGAAATTCCATAGGTTCTCTATGATAAATATGATAATCTCCATTGTATTCACCTTTTTGATTAGTCATTAAAAAATAGGTGTAATATCCAGTGAACAAATATGCTCCTTCATCCTCTGACTTAATCAAATTAAAAATTTCTTTCGAAACATCGATGTTGGAAAAGATTGGATGATTTACCCCTTTCTTCACCCATTTTTGTTTCATTCCCTCCCATAAGAAAGGTTCCAATTCCAAATTACTCTTCCAATCAACATAATTAAATTTGGGGGTAATATATTCATATAATAAAATTGGAAGCATTAATTCTCCATTTACATTTATATTTGCTCCATATAAAACTAAATCATTCGAATGTTTGGAAATTGATTTATTATTATTACACAAAATAGCCGCAATCTCAAACTCAATATCAATAATAATTCTTGAAGGATAAATATCATTTCTTGCTCTAATATATTTAAAGCCTTGCTCAAATAATTTATTGCATATTCTTTTAGATGTTTCCTCTAGATCATTGCAAAAAATGAGAAGAGGATCTAATAACCAATCTGCAATTTTCTCAGTATCCTCTGGAGATTGAGATAAAACGATTTCCTTTTTCTCAATTCTTTTCTTCCAATCAAACAATTTTTTATTCATAACAAAAATATCTTTGTCATCAAGTAAACGCAATAAAGCAATCTTGCTACTTAATTTATCATCAATAGTTGGATGAATTGATTTAATATTAATATTTTTCCCTTCTTCAATTATTACTTTTAACTGTTCCATAGTATAATAATATAAATAAATATTTTTTAAGTCTATGATTTTCAGATAATAAATTATCTTTGAATAAATTAGATGAGTAAGAACTCAGCTAAAATAGGAGATATTATGTTAGCGCCTTTAGGAGCAGCTAGTAATACAAAAACAAAAGTAAAAGTATTGGGAACCAAAGGCTCATTTGCAAAAGTCGAATATATTGAGCCTTTAGTTCGTCAAGAATTGGGCAATAAATCATTTTTGATAAAGAAAAATATGTTAGAAGCGAATAAGATAGTAAAAATTGGGAATAAAATAGAGCCTTCCAATTGGGTTGGACAAAATATGAAAGAATTTCCTGGTTGGATAAATAACGTTTTCCTACCTTATAGAGTAAAGGAAAAGGAAACTAAAAGTAGAAGTGAATTCACAACTTATCAAAAATTTATAAGAGATTACCTCCAAATGAGTAGTCCCTATCGAGGATTACTATTATATCATGGATTGGGTAGTGGAAAAACTTGTTCAAGTATAGCTGTAGCAGAGAGTATAAATAATAATGTAATTGTTCTTTCACCAGCCACGTTGAAAAGTAATTATATAACTGCATTAAAAAAAGATCCAACATGTGGTGTACCCAATTATAATAGAAATTCTACAAAAATAGATGAGAAATATACTTTTATATCTTACAATGCACCAAATACAATTGAACAATTGGATAAAATTTCAACATTGGATAATCATGTTATCATTATAGATGAAGTTCACAATTTAATTTCTATGATGGTAACACAAAGTAAGAAAGGACCGGAAATTTATAAAAGATTGATGGAAGCAACCAATGTAAAAATAGTAGCTTTAAGTGGAACTCCAATCATTAACTATCCTTTTGAAGTTGCGATTCTAGCAAATATTTTAAGAGGATATATTGAGGTTCCAACATTTTTCATAAAAGATGCTAAAAGTATGGATTCACAAGTGTTGATGCTCAAAGATAGATTGTCATCAATAAAAGAAATTGAATACCTAGATCATAATCAAAGATACTTAAATTTATATATGAAATTTGATTCTTATAGTCCCAAATTCGATGAAGCCTTGAAAAAATTCCAAGAATTAGCGACTCAAGTTGGAATTAGAATGGAATATTTGGAAACGAAGAGATATACTTTGTATCCTGAGACAGAGGAAGAATTTCGAAGTTATTTTATAGATGAGACATTGGATGGAGAAGTTTTGAAGAATGTGGAATTATTGAAGAGAAGAATGTTGGGATTAATTAGTTATTATCGAGGAGGAAAACCGGAGTTCTATCCAAGAGTTAATCCAGTTATTTATGAAGATATTCCAATGAGTAATTATCAATTTTATATTTATAAGGAAGTTAGAGATGTTGAAAGAGACAAAGAAAAAACAGGAGCAATGCAGAAATTATTAAGTAAGGCAACATTTTCAAAAAGTAAGAATGGATCTCTAAAGAAAATATCATCATTGTTTAAAGTTTTTAGTAGGCAATTTAGTAATTTCGTTTTTCCAGCAGAGATTGAACGCCCATTTGTAATAAAATTTTTGAAAGTTGCTAGAATGAAAAAATTGGAAAAGAAAGCCAAGAGAAGTAATACTGCAGCAGCTGAATTGGAAGAATTGGAAAAAGAAAACAAAAGAATTGAAGAAGGTAATATTGATGTTAAAGATAGAGTATTAATTGAAAAAGCTTTGGGAGATCTTGCTAAGAAAAAAGAGGAATATCTAAGAGATACCCCAACTGGATTGCAAATATATTCTCCAAAAATGGCGAGGTTATTAGAGAATTTAAAGAAGAGTCCAGGGAAGGCAATCGTATATTCAACTTTTAGATCATTGGAAGGTATTGGAGTTTTTGAATTAGTATTGCAAGCGAATGGATATGAAAAACTAGATTTATCCAATCCAAAGAAAAATTCAACAAAACCAAAATATGCAATTTACTCAGGAATGGAAGACGAAGATTACAAAGAAAAAGTCGTAAAAATTTATAATGAAAAAGAAAATAATTATGGAGATATTTTGAAAGTTTTGATGATATCCGCATCTGGAGCAGAGGGATTGGATTTGAAAGCAACAAGACAGGTTCATATTATGGAACCTTACTGGCACGATGTTCGCGTTGATCAAGTAATTGGAAGAGCCAATCGATTGCTTTCTCACGTTGATTTACCGGATAAGGATAGAACAGTAGATGTCTATAGATATTTTAGTGTTTTGCCCACTGGAATAAAATATGATGAAAAAGATTCTACTGATCAATATATTTTTGATATTGCAATGAAGAAGATGAAAGTAACAGATGAGATTAAAAAGATTATGAAAGAAATTGCAGTTGATTGCGTTTTGAATTCAATTGACAATGAAAAAGATATTAAATGTTTTACTTTTGGTATAGATGCGAAAGGATTAGCTTACAAAGGAGATATAAGGGAAGATATGGTTTATGGTAAAACAGAAATTGGAACAAAAGCAGTAACAAAGAAATTGGAACCAATGTTTTTAGATGGAAATAATAATTTAATTTGGGCAGATAAGAAGAAGCGAAAATTATGTTATTTCAATAATAAAGAATGTAAGACTCCATTGGAAACAGCTCCAGAAAGAATAAGAAAAGTAGGTGTAGATATGAAAACTTTAGAAGTTTTTGACATATCTGGTATAAGTTATGGAAATTTAGTTAAATTGGGAGTTATAAGTGAATTGGGTAAATTGATTTGAAAATTTTTTTATTTTTATAAATTATGAAAAAAGGGAGTCGGCAAGACACAAGAAAATCTTCACCAATCATTGTTGAGCCAGATGATGAAGATTTTTCAATAGTCCCAGCGAGGAGACGTGATTTTTTTGATGAGATGTTTAGGGGGGTGGATTTCTTTAGAGATTTTTCAAAGCATATAGAAAATTTTGAAAATTTTGAAAATTTAGAAAAAATACCAAGAAATGGTTTTCAGGAGATTAGAAGTTATTCGTCTTTTGTTGAGTATGATAATGGTAAAGTAAAAAATAAAAATGAAAAAGAATTACATGTAAAAAGTGACCAAGGGAAAGGATTTATTAAGGTAATTAAGAGATCACCAGATGGAAATTTCGAAAATGTAAAAGATTTTGATTTTTCTAATACTGACAATAAGAATAAAATTGCATTTTAATAGAAATAAATTATCATTATTATTTATAAAATGGTTAAATCAAGAAATCGTAGTCGTTCTAGAAGTCGCAATGGGAAAAGAAATAATTACAGTGGAGGAAGAATAGATCCTGTTGGATTTAACATTAACAATATTTGGAGCCAAGCCGCACCTATAAATTTAAATATGAATAGCGTAAGAAAACAAAGTGGAGGTGATAAATATTTTGATCAATTTTCTAATCCTCCCATTCCACAGGGTTTTTTTGAAAGCAAAGGTGGAAAAAGACGCACTCGCAAATTACGTGGTGGTCAATCTACAGAAAAAACAGGTGAAACTGTAATTGTGACTGACCCATTGGGCTCAAATAACGGACAACCTGCCACCATAACAGTAATAGATGAAGTCTTAGGAAAGCAATCAGGAAACTCAAGTGCACCAAGTCCACCTGTTGTTTCTTCATCTCTTCCTCCAGCACCCAGTGTTGTTTACCCCACATCTCAAGCCAACACTGCATCTCAAGCTTCTCCAGTAAGTGCTTCTACTCAAGTAAGTGCCATTTCTCAAGCATCCCCTCTTCAATATGCTCAATATTCTCAAATAGGTAATTACCCTGCACCACAGCCTCCAACTACTAATCTAAATAACCCGCTTGGACCTTTATCTGGAGGTCTTAGGAGACGTCAGAATAAATCACATAGCCGTTCTCGTAGACAAAGAGGCGGTCAAGAAACAGCAGGAGCAACTTATTTACCTCCTCAATTTTTTGATCCTAAAATTCCTTTAGTTAAGGGAAAGAATCCCAATGGAATTGAAACTGCATATGGTCCTATTAACGCTGTTAGTGGAAGCTGCCGTAATCTTGCTCCTTTCCCGAATTCTTCTATGGAATTAACGGGTGGAAGGAAGAGATCAAAATCACGAAACAGTTCTCGTAGACAAAGAGGTGGTCAAGAAACCGCAGGAGCAACTTATTTACCTCCTCAATTTTTTGATCCTAAAATTCCTTTAGTTAAGGGAAAGAATCCCAATGGAATTGAAACTGCATATGGTCCAATCAATGCTGTTAGTGGAAGCTGTCGTAATCTTGCTCCTTTCCCGAATTCTTCTATGGAATTAACTGGTGGAAAGAAGAAATCAAAAGCAAAATCTCGCAGCAAATCCCGTCCCAAAAAAACAAAAGCTCGCAGCAAATCTCGTCCTAAAAAAACAAAAGCTCGCTCGAAATCTCGTAGCAAATCTCGCCCTAAAAAAACCAAAAAAGGAAAATCATTGTTGAATAGAATCAAGAAACTTTTCTAGAAAAAAAGGTGAAAATTTTCAAAAAAAATTGATTTAAAAAAAACCTATATTATAAGCTTATAACTTATAATGTCAGAAGAAGTTCAAACCGTTTATCAATGTTTACATAATCCTACAAATAAATTGATAACCCATGATGATTTGATTAAAATCTTTCAAAAAGCAGGTATTTTGGAAGATTTACTAGCGAGTGGGGAAAATATTCAAAGTTTTAATTTACCAAACTTTCAAAGAGCATTCACCCATATTTCTTATACAATTAATCGCGATAAAAAGCAAGGAAAAAATGTAATTGAGAAAGAAGACGAAGGAGTTGATCCATCAAAATGTGTTCAAATACAAAAAGATTCAATGGAAAGACTTGAGTGGTTAGGAGATGCGATTATTCAATCCGTTGTAGGAATTTATATTTGGGAAAGATTCCCAGGACAAGATGAAGGATTTTATACGATTTTTAGAAGTAAATTAGTAAAAACAGAAGCTCTAGCAAATTTATCAGTATTCCTTGGTTTTGGAAATCATCTTTTGATAAGCAAACACACAGAAGATTATTGTAATGGGAGAACAAATGCGAAACATTTGGAAGATTGTTTTGAGGCTTTTATTGGAGCACTTTATGAACAAACTGGGAGTAAGTTTAAATACGATATTGTTCAAAAATTTATAATTAATTCAATTGAAACAAAGATTGATATTCCTATGTTGGTAATGTTTAATGATAATTATAAGGATATTTTGATGAGATATTATCAATTTAATTTTGATGGAAAATTCCCAACATATGGTGACGTTTCTGTTGAAGAAATTTCTCAAGGACCAGATCTTGCTAAGAAAAAGATTTACACAGCAAGTGTTAAAGATATTTATGGAAATGAAATCGCGTTTGGTTCATCTAAATCTAAAAAAGAAGCACAACAATTAGCAGCAAAAGAAGCTTGTAAAATGTTTGGCTTAAGAGTTAGTGATGGCATAAATTATTATTTGAGAACTAATTGAAATATATTTTACAAAATAATTTTGTAAAAAAATATACTAAAATATTTAATAAACACCTTGGCAATTGCCGCAATTCTTTCCATTGACACGGCAATCGTAGCACTTCTCGCTGTTGAAGGGAGGGAGACCATTGGTGGGAGACTTGTAAAGACGAAGACCAATTTGGGTGACACCATTGACAGCAACACCATTTGGCTCAGTGCAAAGATCCTTGACAGAGCAGTTGGGAGTACCACCAAGTCTAAGAGGGCTCTGGAAGTTTTGCCAACTGGGATCATAAGTTCCTGGGCAAGTTGCATAGGTGGTGGAAGTCGCGGTGATATCACGACGCCATGGGTAGATGGTGGTGATATCAACATTGGCGTTGCGGCGACTCATGTAAAAGTTGGAACGCTCTTCTTGAGATGCATCACCAACAAATACTTGATAATTTCTAAGAGGACCATTGCAGGGAACAGCATTAAAACCAAAGCAGTTAGTATTGGGGAAAACTGCTGGCTCTGGGTATCCTAAACAATCTACAGATTTGAACCATACCATGATTATAAACTATTATGAGATAAAAATTTTATTTATTCCGTTTTTTTACTTTTTCTTTTAATTTTTGAGTTCTCTCTTAATTCAATCCAATCTTTGAATATATTTTCATCGCACAAATAATAACAAATTTTTTCCGCCAGCTTATCCCCTAAACGTCTACCATTTAAATCAATCTCACTCAAAAATTCTAATCTTTTTTTTGGAACTATGTTTTCATTTGTTAAATTGGATTCAATTTCAATAATTAATTTCTTCATTGATGGAAATTTACCAGCTAATATTTTCGCTGTACTTTTACTTACATTTGGGATAATTGCTAATTGTCCTAAATAACAATTTTGAGGTGTGTTATAATCACCTTTACTTAATCCTTCTAAATGTATATCTTCTTTGGAACCTTCCAATGAGCTAAATTTTCCTTCTTCGACTTTTTTCTTAATATCATTCGCAATTTCCGCCGTTCTCATTAATCCATCGCTCTGGATAACAAAAATACCATCTCTTAAATTAGCATTTACTATTGCACCCCAATAAGCTTTGTCTTTATTATCACCGTATTTTTCCTCCAAAATATAAATAACATCTTTTCTCACATTTTCTTCAAAATTATTTTTCCACTCAAGCAATCGTAATTTTTGATTACGATAGCGACCATCTTTTAAACTAGAATTAAAATCTTGAATTGTTTTACGCTCAAAAATTATTTTATGATTACTACTATCAACAATAATGTCTCCCAATTCAAGCTGTTTTGGAATAAACTCTGGAAGAAGTGGTATTAATTTTTGCTCACGGTTATCAATGAATAAATTCATATTTATTGATTTATTATAATTTTAGTATTTTTTCGCTCTTTTTCTATAAACTCTTTTTGTTTTCCTAGTTGATTTTGGTTTGAATGATCTAGATTTACGTATTCTTAATTTTCTTCCTCCTCCTACTTGTGAGATCACTTGTTTTATGATTGGAGTTATGAGGGGTTTAGTGATCGCACTTGTCATTGGAGGACCAGCTTTTGAAATAAAATCAGCCATTGAATCAGTGGTTGTTTGAATTAATTTATCATACTCTGGCTTAACTTCTGGCTGTTCTTTCAAAAATTTTAGAATACCCATAATATTGCCAGATTTAATTAATGGAACCAATGTATCGATTTTATCAGCTGGTACTTTTTTAACAGCTTCTTTCAATTGAGGTTTAAATTTAGAAACTAAATCCTCATAAACTTTTGATGAATCTAATAATTTTCCTTTATTTACTGGTGCTTCTGGAGGAATTTGAGCGACTATTCCTTCAAATAAGCTTTTGAACTCCTCTGGGGGACCATCAGGTATGGAATTAATTACTTTATTGATGTTTGCTAAAGTCGCTTTTACATTTTGGGCAGTAGTCGCAGCTTCTACACCAGGAGTTTTGTTATTTGTCTTTTTAACATTACCAACTGGGGCAGCAGGAGCAGGAGTTTGATTATTAGCCTTTTTAACATTTACAGATGGAGCAGCAGGAGCAGGAGTTTGATTATTAGCCTTTTTCACATTTACAGATGGAGCAGCAGGAGCAGGAGTTTTGTTATTTGTATTTTTAACATTTCCAACTGGGGCAGCAGGAGCAGCAGGAGCAGCAGGAGCAGCTGGAGCAGCTTCTACACCAGGAGTTTTGTTATTCGCTTTTTTAACATTACCAGCTGGGGCAGCAGGAGCAGCAGTAACTTCAACTTGAGGAGTTCCTTGAGAAGCAGGTTTGTTTTTTACATTTCTATTATTTTTTTGAGGTGCAGCGGCTACTGTAACTTCAACTTGAGGAGTTTCTTGAGAAGCAGGTTTGTTTTTTACATTTCTGTTATTTTTTTGAGGTGCAGCAGGAACTGTAACGTCGATTTGCTGCGCTTCTTGTGATTGTACTTGGGTATTATTTTTTCTATTACCAGTTTTATTATTTGTTTTACTAGGACATTGACCCATATATAATAAAATAACAATATAATTTATTATAATCTAAACATTTTGATTGAAATTTTCCCCAAAAGACAAATCTGTAATAGTTTTAGGCAATTTATCAACAGGTTGATTAAAAGCATCACCAAATGATAACGAAGTTAAATTGGATGGTAAATTATCAACTCTTTGATTAAAATTTCTACCAAAACGAATTGATTGAAGTGTTGATGGAAGATTATCAACAGTTTGATTGAATGCATCGCCAAAACATATATCCTTAAGATTGGAAGGAAGTTTATCTACACTTTGATTAAAATTATCTCCAAAACTTAAAGATTGTAGACTTTCAGGTAGATTATCTACTGGTTTATTAAATGCTCTTCCAAATGAAATACTTGTAATAGATGATGGTAAATTATCTACATTTTTATTGAAACTATTA